AGCTTACAAAGTGTACGGTCGTGTCCACTTCCACATCAATACGAAAATCATCCGGCGTGCAGGAAATCATAAAACCTGTACATCCATATCCAAAATCTTCTCCGTTGATACGGAAGATTTTCTTTTCTGTGTCAACTTCGATGGTTTTAAGCTCATGTGGAATGAAAATTTTACTCATAATTTGCTCCTTTCTATTCTGGCAACCTTGGTTCAAGAAACTTATGAACTTTCTTTCTTTGCCTTGCCAGAATCATCCAGCTTATCAGTATTTTTATATTTGACGATTGTCTCGCCAACACCGAGAAAATACCCCTTGTCGAACTCAGACATATTCGGAACCGCCTTTGCGATTGACATAAGAATATTTTTTTCTTTCTCAGACATTCAGTTCACTCCTTTCTTACACGTTTTGATTCTTCAAAAGCAACTAAGTCGTTTTCTGGTACTCTGTAACCAGAGCCGTTCAGATTGATTGCCGGAAGCTGTTTATTCCGTATCCATCTCCACACGGTAGGAACTTTCACACTATATCTCTGAGCGATTTCTTCGCAAGTGTAAAGACGTTCCAAAAAAAATCACCTCCTACTTATTTTTAGTTGCGTTTACCACTTATTTGTGTTATCCTAGTTAATGCCTAATGGCAAGGAAAGGTTGTGTTCTGTATTGAAAGCAATGTTTAGCCTGCCTGTTCCCTTTACTTTTAATCCGTCCATACTGATACCTCGACAGTCAAAACAGGTCAAAGACGGCTCTGATTGTTTTGTCAGCGATTAGGCATGTTGCAGAACCAAGACTGCGAAAGTGACAAGGTGCTTCAAGAAGCATTTGGCGCTATCGGATGTGGCTTCGGCCTGCAAAGTACATAGGGTAAACAAATTTGGAAAAGGACTGTTCAGAATAGCGCTCTGAGCAGTTTCTTTTTATCTAATAAAAGTGTCGGTTCTATCAGATTGTGGTAAACGCTCAAGGTTTTGTTTACCTTGTAAACATACAATAGCACATTAAGTAAACAATGTCAAGTATATTTTTGTTGACTTTGTAAACTTTTTGTGATAGTATAATTGCATGGAGGTGAGGAAATTGAAAGACAGATTCAAGGAACTTCGGGAAACTCTTTCACTGACGCAGCAGAAATTCGCTGATAGATTGGATATAAGTAGAAACTTTGTTGCTCAGATAGAAATGGGGAACAAAATTCCATCAGAGCGAACCATCAAAGACATTTGCCGAGAGTTCAAAGTCAATTATGAATGGTTGACTGAGGGAACAGGCGAAATGTTCATTCAGAATAAAAGAAAATCTGAGATTGTGGATTTCGTTGGTTCGGTTCTGAATGGAGAAGCAGATAGTTTCAAGATACGATTAGTAGAAATACTTGCTAATCTAAATGAATCAGAGTGGGAAACTCTCCAAAAACTTGCCAATGCTTTGGCAGATAAGAAAGAAGAGTAAAAAGATGGGGACAGGAAATAACTCCTGCCCCTATTTTTATTTCAGTCCTAGAAATGATATTATAAATCTGAATATTATATATAATTGGTCGTGATCTGCTTTTTCTAATATCTCAATAATTTCCTTTTTGTAATCCATTTTCCGTCCCTCCAATATCACGCAAGCAAGAACATTTGTTCTCTTTTATTTCATTATACCCTCTTCTCAGTGATATAGAACGGACTGGATCATACTTCTCGCCCTCTGCTTAAAAAGTGCGCCCTCCCTTTGTCTTGAACGATTAAAAAAGAAATGGCATTTGCATTCCGCAGAAGTATTATTGCTTTTATTCACAACAAATGGCTGCTGCTCTGCTTCAGATACAACCGCCTGTGTATAATTATGTATCACATATTGATTGTTGGCACTCGCCTTAATAATCACTTCGGAATCTGTTGGATCAATGCTCTCACATAGCGGCGCATGAACAAGAAATGTGAGCATTATCCCAAACAGAAAAAATATAACCAGCTTTTTTATTCCTTTCATAAAATTCCTCCCAAATTAGTTTATATTATACTCTCAATATAACAATTATACAATATCTCAATCTTGCACAAATTTTCTTACATTAATGTTGTATTTGACGAAAATCGAGAAAATTCTACATTTTTCGTTCAGTCGTCCCAGATTGAACGCTGTCCGTTTATCATATAGATTTCGTCCTGGAGATACAGCGGTGCGTCATATCGCGCGATCACGTTCAAGGCAGAGTCACACTGGTTTCGCTTGATTGACTTGTAGGAGCGCACACGGAAGTTCGCTTTTAAGTCTGCATAGATGTTACTGTATACTCGCTGCCTCATTGACCTGTCTTGGTATGCGTTCGAGCCTTTTCCACCCAGGATGTCCACGCCACGCTTGCGGACTGCTTCTGTGATACGATCAGCTTCGATCGGGAGGATTGGCAAGTCAAATTCCAGGCGTTCAAGTTCCTGGCGTACAATATCCACTTTCTTTTCAACCTGGGTTACTCTCTTGTCTACTACGATAACAGCCTGTAATTCCTTGGAAATGCCAGAAAGAGGATTCTCGATTGCGTCCTCCATGTCGTGAAAACGGTTGATATATCTAGCTGTAAAAACGGCACCTTTAGCACCTGTCAGCTTATTTGCGATAAATTCACAGCCTTTCTTTGTAACATCAAAACAAGGTCTGCTTTGATTATTTGCGTCAAGATATGTGTTTTCTGTGAAAAAGTCGCCCAATCCAATTTTGGCTTCGGATAATTGTGTAGCATAATTTCTGATGTCTCTAAGTAATTTGCTGTGGTCTTTTCCAATCATTTCAGCCACTTCCATAGATGTGATAATATTTGTCTTTTCAATAATTTCGTTCATAATTTTTTTATCCTTTCTATAAAAAAATATTGATTTTTTACAGAAAGTGTGTTATCATGTACACGCTTCCGAAAAGCAATGTATAAAATAACACAACTTTCCATAATGGCATATTGGGTCTATGCCTTGGTAAGTTTTGCTTGTTCGACAATTCCACGGCGCACAATTTCGGCTTTAGATACGCCATGTTTGCGCGCTGTGGTAACAAGCAAATCATAAATTTCCTGTTCCATTCTGATTTGGAAGTATGTGTTTTTTGTAATCTCTTTTTTAGGTCTACCCATAGTTCTCCTTTCTGTCGTAAATTCCATTTTATTGTAATGACAACTAAATGTCAATTTACTCTAAGTATATAAATTATTGTAATTGGTTAGGTGCCCGCTTTTATGCAGGCACCATTTTCTTATTTTATGCTCTTTTCAAGCATATTCTTGATTTCGATAATTTCCTGCAAGATTCTATCTTCCTTATCTGCACGAATGTCTCCATCAATTAATCTTCGGATATAGTCGTTTTTGCTCACCCCCATTTCCTTTGCCTTTTCACCAACAAAATCAATTTGTTCCTCTGTGAGTCTTAACGTAAATGTTTTGATACTCATTGGCTTCTCCTTTCTTTTATGAAGTCGTATTGACTTCTTGTGTTTAATATAGCATGAAGTCATTTAGAAGTCAAGCATTATTTTTGTCGAAATCTGTCGAGTTATTATAAATTATTATGTTTTATTTTATTTTGCGCTGTGGTACAATCAGATAAAATAAACCATATAAGGAGGGTTTTATATGAGAATGAAAAAGACAACAATTCTTTCCGTAATCTTATCCGCATTATTGCTTTTCACGCCTGTATATGCGGAGGATTTCGGGGACGGAAGCGGATTTACTGATAATCCAGCGGCCTCTAATCAAGTAACTAATTCTTCTAACCAGAATGTATCTGGCGCAAGTTCAGTGGCTGGAGGAGGTTACCGTTCGTCAATCAAATTAAAAAAAGGAAAAACAGTTACAGCATATATCTGCACCACAGAGCTTGCTAAATTAAAAATTTCAGGTTCTAAATTTAAGTGGAAAAGTTCCAACAAAAAGGTTGCAACTGTATCATCAAAGGGAATTGTAACTGCCAAGAAAAAAGGTAAAACAACAATTACTGCAAAGAAAGGAAAAACCACTTACAAATGCAAACTGATTGTAGAAACTCCTAAACTGTCCAGCAAGACAGCTTCTATCATTAATGGTAAAACATACCAATTTAAAGTTTCTGGGACAAAACAGAAGGTAAAATGGAAGTCTAGTGATAAGTCTATTGTATCAATCAACTCAAAAGGAAAGGCTACCGCTAAAAAAGCTGGTACTGTTTTTATCACTGCTAAGGTTTCCACCTATGAATTTTCCCAGTCAGTGACAGTTACGGTTCCAGCAACACCTACACCAAAGCCATCAAATAACAACACTAACAATACAACAACACCAGTATTTAATCTTGGACAGACGTGGACGGTTCCTGGACAATGGAGAATGACAATCAATTCAGTTACGGAAATGACTGAACGAAATCCATATTCAGACAAAAATCCAGAAGCTGTATATTTGGTTGATTACACTTATGAGAATTTAGGATATTCTTCAAATGGTGACGGGTTGTATATGTCCTTGGGATTATATAGATATGTTGATGCGCAAGGTTACATGGGATATACATATCCTAATTCACCTACATATTATCCAGAGGTAGTACCTATAGGAGCTAAATGCCGTGCGCAGGAATGTATTGGTGTAAATCATAAAGGTGATTTTAAAATCTATATTGAACAATATTCAGACAACGGATACTCGAACTTGGATAAGTATTCAGCAATATTTAACGTATCAGTAAATTAATAAATTAAAAAAAGCCGGCTCCTGCGACCAACAGGAACCGGTTTTAATAAATAAGATAATCCGGAGAAAAATCTTACCTACACCATAATTATACCATCTCCTGGATTATCACACAAGTAAAAAAGGAGAATGATAAAATGAATGAATCAGTATGCATCTATCTAAGGAAATCCAGAGCAGATCGGGAAGCTGAAGCACATGGAGAGGGTGAAACGCTTGCCAGACATGAACGGATCCTGTTAGATCTTGCAAAGAAAAAAGAGTACATTGTGGGCGCAATTTACCGCGAAGTGGTATCTGGAGAAACTATCGCCGACCGTCCTGTCATGCAGCAACTCCTCCGCGAAGTAGAATCCGGCATGTGGGATGGAGTTTTGGTGGTGGAGGTGGAACGTCTTGCCAGAGGTGACACCATCGACCAAGGCGTTGTGTCCAGAGCATTCCAATATTCCGATACGAAGATTATTACCCCAACAAAAATATACGACCCAAACAATGAATTTGACGAAGAGTACTTCGAATTCGGACTTTTTATGAGCCGCCGAGAATACAAAACCATCAAGCGCCGACTGAACGCCGGAAGGATCTCATCAGTAAAAGAAGGGAAATACTGTGGTAACAAACCACCTTACGGATACGAAAGAGTAAAACTTGAAAAAGAAAAAGGCTATACTCTCCGACCTGTTCCGACTCAAGCTGAGATTGTAAAAATGATCTACACCTGGTATGCCGGTGATGGCTGCGAACAAATTGGAGTTGCGAAGATTGCACGGAAATTAAATGAAATGGGAATAGAATCTGCACTATGCGGCGACTGGACTCCTGCCAGTATACAGGGAATTCTGACAAATCCGGTATACATCGGAAAAATACGATGGAATGGGAGAAAAACAGTGAAGACTATACAGAATGGTCAAGTAATTAAGACACGCCCACGATCAAAAGATACTCTTATTTGTGATGGATTGCATCCAGCTATTATATCGGAAGATCTGTATAATTCCGTCCAGGAAATTCGAAAAAAGAACCCACCTCACCCAGTTAGTATAGCAAACTCGATTCGTAATCCACTTGCCGGAATTGTCTATTGCAGCAAATGCGGTCGTGCCATGGTTCGCCGTCCTTATCAAAAGCGCGGACAGGAAGATACCCTCATGTGTCCATATACGTCTTGCCCCACAGTAAGTAGCAAATTGTCTCTGGTTGAAAAATCTGTGATTGATGGAATTAGGGAGATCGTGGAGGAATATAAGTTAAACAATGATATTAATGTATCTTCAAAGGATATTGATTGCGTAATAACCTCTAAACAAAATCTCATACATGAGAAAGAAAACGAGCTGGAAAGCTTAAACGCCCAAAAAGCAAAACAATATGACCTACTCGAACAGGGTATCTATACCACTGAGGTTTTCCTTGAACGTGCCAAAACAATATCCGCATCTATCCAGTCTTGCTCCGATACTATAGAAAAATTAAAAGAAGAAATCAAACATGAGCAGAATATTATAAAGCAACAATCAGATTTTATTCCTCGTTGCGAAGAGCTACTCGATAACTATTGGAGCCTTGATACAGAATCGAAGAATAAAATGCTTAAGAGTTTAATTGAAAAGATTGCCTACTCAAAAGATAATAAAAATGCTTATGGGAAGGGCAACGAGATTGGTTTCCAGCTAGACATTTTCCCAAAAATCCAGAAGAATAATTAATGATATCTTCTATGTGCTGACGAACTGGCTCATTAATGTTATCAGTAATTAAATAAAAGAAATTCCCGGGGTTAATTCCCCGGGATATTTTTACTGCTTCTTAATATATTTTGCAGATACAAAGCCATAATACTTTCCTGCAATACGGATATAATACCATTTGCTGCCGTTTTTATCTTTCTGGGTAAAATTCATTACCTCCACTTCATTTCCCTGGTTAAGCTTCGGGTATTTTTTAATATTTGGATACTCGGTTCCAGCCCAAGTACGCACATTAAGCACAGTGGCAGTTACATTTCCCTTGAAAAGCACCTGTGTCTTATCCTGTTTTCCTGTAATGGCAGCGGATGTGGATCCACCCTCCTTTTCCAGATATCCAGTCCAGATCCAACCAATACCAATTCCGGAAACTTTAACGCGTGTCCATTTTCCACTTACTTTTCCATCAATTTCAACAAAGGTTCCTTTATTGATTGAACCCATAACATATCCATTCGGTGTCTCACGGACGTACAAGTCATTCACGACTGCTACTCTGGTTCCTGTTTTTTTCCAGGTTGCTGTATCTTCGTAGGACTCCCAGTCAATCCAAACATATCCGTCGATTGCTGGATCGTTGATGGAATAGGACTTATTGCGAACCGCTCCGCCATTTGCCACCACGCCAGCTACACTAGAAGTATTTCCCTCGTTGGTATTAATTTTGGAGCTGGTTAAGCTCTGTACATCTCCAATATGGGAGCCATTTCGGAAAATCGGAAGTGCGCCAAGTTTTGGAGTGGTATGCCATGTGCCCTGTTTTTTCGACCAGTTTTTTACGCTCTTACAATTGTAAAAACCACCGCCCATAATTTTGAGTGCATTTGTGATTCCAATTACTTTTACCAACTTCCAGAACTGAAATTCCGCGCACCACGCTTGTCCCTGGCATCCCGGCTGCCCCCAGCTGTCAACGTCGCGGGCGAATTTGGTGTAATTGTTATATCCGGCATTCTTTTTAAAATCATCCAGATAGGCATTACTTTTCTTTTCAAGGTACCCGCCGTTGGATGCGTAATAATCACCAAGGTTTAAAAATTCCTGTAATTTGCTCATTATATCATTCCTTTCATATTAATAAGTACATGATATAACGAGCAATTGTGAATTTCAGCCCCACATTTTTATACAATATACCTACCATGATTAAATTTCACGGAATCATGGCTGTTGTTACCAAAAAGAGAAGGTACTATGCTATAATATCCTTGTACCCTTCGTGGTGCTTGGAGTTGGACTTTTTGATTGGTCGTCGGGAGTCCAACTCTCTTTTTGTTGTTGTGATATACTGATTATATCATGTATTATCTTTTGTGAATAGAGTTTTTGCAATTTTATTTGTTTTTCGCTAACTATTTATATGGCAATAAAATTTCAAATACAAGATTTGCTGTACAACATATTCATTATACTGATCCTAAAGTAGCTGAACTGGGTGGCTTAGATGCTTGCGTCAAAGATGCACTTAACAATACCATTTTAAAAGATGGAGCATTTTATGGTACTTTTATTGCAGGTCATCAATATCTTATGATTGGTTACCGATACGTAGATGGAAAGTATGGCTGCATAATATTATTTGATTATAACAATAATGAACGATGGAGTATAATTAATGGCAAAGTTACAAAATCCTAAGTTAAAATGAATATATTGATACATAGGTAGAAAAATCAAGAGTAACAACCAGCTTTTCATTTTCAATACTTGCCTTTGTATCATCTCTCCCTCCAGCAAGTAACTGAATACAAATATCTGTATGATACCTTGATACAATATATACGGGAGTATTAGATATAGTAGATGTTTGCAGCACAACTAACATAAATGAATAATCTTCAATTGGGTAATACAACGTTCCTTTATTTTTTACTCCAGAAAAAATGCATTTTCCAGTATTGCCATTTAAATAGTTAAGCGCCCCGATAACTGTCTTGTTTTCGGTTTCCAATTTACTGATAACAGCAGTTGACATTTTATCAACGACATAATCCCAAAACTTGCTCATCAGTCCGCGTTTGTTCTTTTCGTCAGTGGAATCCAACAGCATAACTTCATCATTATCCGATAAAGCTGTACTTTTCTGCGTGTAATTTTTCCAAGTATTATTAGCCATAATTTATACCTCCATTGAAATATGTTGTTTGATAAGTTGCTTTAATTCATTCAATTCCGCTCTCACGGAATCAAGCTCGGATTGCAGATTTTTAACTTTTTCATGCTCATTTTTTAACATTGCGAACATACAGGGAATCATAATACGATAGTTCCAGTTTTCAGCATGTCCCCTTTCGTTATGATCGACAGCAATTGGAAATCTTCGGTCAATATCCTCTGCAATGAACATTGGCATTTCTTTTCCACACCGTTCGTCTTGCTCCATAAGATATCCATCTTTGTATTTCGCCCAGATTACCTTGACTCTATATAGGTCTTCTAGTTCGTCTTCTTTTACTGTTTTCCCGAGTACTTTATAATGCATAGAGGATGATGCAATTGTTCCGACATCTCCATTTCCATTCTTTCCTAAGTTACTACCAGTTATAAGCTTAGGCATTTCTGGCACATTGAGAGTCAGAGAACTGCTTCCGGTTGTCTCAACTTTCATCCTAGATACTGTTTTTAAAAGAAGACCAGCTTGTTTACTCTCCAAAACAGTCCAATATCCATCAGAGTATTGCGCGGACAAATCGAGAAGCCCATGAACAAGGGGTGAATTGTAACCAGCTGTAGCTACAGACTCATTTATCTGGAACCACTCTTTTCCCTTGAAGTTTTTAAACCCAACTGAGTTATCTATTTGGGTTATTATATTTCCATTCGCGTCATACACCTCAAAGGTGCCATATCCATTATTCGGACCGCCAAGCTTCAATGTTCCGCCTTTTGCATAGGTGAACGAAAAATATAACTGGTTGCCCTCTTTATAAACTCCTTTAACGGAACCATTATTTGTAAGAAGATCAAATATATCTTCGTGGGTAAGTGCGTCCACATCTATCACTACAGGGACAGATTGCATATCCAGCTGATTTGTAGTTCCATCTGCAGCATACAGGATAAATCTAACGGACACAACGCTTCTATCCAGTGAGCTAACAGTATAGCTTTTACTCGGCTCATTCACAGTTGAAACCAATGCGTTTGTAAATGTAGAGCCATCCGTGGACGTCTGCACATACCATCTACCGGAATATGCTGTTCTTGTAGCACTGTCACCATCTCGATAATAAGCTTTTGCCGTAATTGTACTTGGTACAATCTTATCATCCTGTCCTCGCTTTAGGATATTGGATGAAAGCTCGATAAAATATGTCCTGCCAGGTACACCCTGTTCTCCTTTTTCGCCCTGTTCTCCTTTTTCGCCCTGTTCACCCTTTATCTTTGTCCATCTATATTTTGTCGGGTCGATGGAATCATCCGGCGTGTCGTAATCAGTATATTGGCCAATATACTGCTTTCCGGCACTGACAACTACATCAAAGCCAGTTTTTCCGTCAGCACTGTTCGCATAAGCTATGTGGAAATATGGCGTCTTTCCGTCCGCACCTGCTTTTCCAGGGATACCTTGTGCGCCATTCGCGCCTTTTACAAGTGTCCACGCGTAATCATCTGGATTAGTACTATCTTGCTCGGTAAAATCCGCATACATACCGATATACTCACGATTACTGTCCGACACAGAGAAATCTGTTTTTCCATCCGCAGAATTCGCATAGGCAATGTGTGTATAACTTGTTTTTCCATCTTTTCCGTCTGCTCCATCCTTGCCATCAGAACCGTTTTCCCCATCAGCACCTTTGTATCGGGTCCATGTATAATCAGCCGGATCATCACTTTCCGTTGGCGTTTCCTTATTATTTGCAATTCCGATATACGCAACATATTCTGGCTCCAGATAGATTGGATTTCCTACAGTATCACATATTGTATTCCCATCTGTATCAATCCATGGAACAGTATCTGGGTTATCTGACATATCTTCGCCGTTTGGCATAGAAGCGTATTTAATCCAGGTATATCCATTCTTTCCGGGCCGTCCATCATCCCCGCGAAATTTCGCCCAGGTATAGGCAGCTGGATCCGTGCTGTTATCCTGTAAATAATCTGTGTAAGTACCAATATAAATATCTGGTGTCTCTGTCATCTGTTCAGATGTTGGATTTTCTACCGGAGCATATTTAATATGCAAATACGGCGTTTTACCATCCGCCCCGGGAGTTCCAGGAATTCCTTGTTCTCCTCTCGGTCCTTGTGGGCCTTGAATACCTTGTTCACCTTGTGGTCCCGGTATGCCTTGGTCTCCTTTTGGCCCCTGGAGACCGTCAACACCATTTGTACCATTTTTCCCAGCATAAATTTTAGCCAGCGAAAATCTCTTAACTACTGATAGAACACTGATATATGTTGCTTTAATATCTACCCATCCGTCATCAGCGGATAATGCTGTTACCGTGTATGCCTTGGTCGCATTATTCCAGGATCCTGTTACGCTATCCGATTTAATAATTGTAAATTTACAATCAGATGTAATATCCTGTGTTCCGTACATCACGACTGCCTGTGTACTCACGTTGCTCGGAAACGTTCCGTAATTTCCATCAGAATCAACAGAAATACCTTGGTATTCGTTACTCAACTGCAAGGTCATGTTCTTGGCAAGGGCCGCCGCTTCCTGCGCCTGTTTAGCCGCTGTCAATGCATCTTCAGAATCCTGTAATGCTTTTGTTACGTCCGTATCTTTTAATCTTTCCCAGTAATACCCTTTTCCATCATTGCGGAATCTGTAAGCATGGCTGTCTCCATCATAATACAGATCACCTACATGCTTACTCATTTCTGTATCAGTTAGCCACTCGTTTGCCGGGTAATTGCTAAGTGTAGGTGCAGGAGTCCCGGTCCAGGTATTGATATTTCCGTCAATCTGACCTTGCATACTGTTTAACAGTCCGTCCAAAGGTGATGCACCGATTCGCACGGATGCGCCGTCAATTACAATCTGGTTATTATCAATATCGGCTGAAAAGATAATTTTTCCGTTTGTGTCACGCACGATCAGCGCGCCGGCATTGATGTAGCTTGCATTGATTCCCTCGGCGTATAGCAGTCTTGTAATCATTTCTCCTGTAACAGTAAATCCATAAGGATAGGTTTTTCCACCATCTTTAGAAATTCCAATGGCTTCCGCCGTGAGTTTCCATACAATATCTGATTCTTCCAGAGTCGGCTTATTGTGCATATAATAGATTACACTACCGTCGTCCTGTGGATCTTCTGTCATATAAAGCCCGCCAGACTCCTTAAGCGTATTTGCTAGCCTTTCAACGGCTTTTTCGCGCTCTGTGCGTTCATCCTTAACAAGTTGTCTAGCTTCTACTAGTGCTTTTGTAGCTTCCGACATATATGTGCTGCTATTTCGGATTGGATCATCTGCCTGCGTTTTTACAGTGGTAATGCCATTTAACGGAGATGATACATCAGTGATTGGTGTAAGATATCCATTGCCGTTTCGATCAAAACTGCGTGCCATATCACCAAATTCTAACAGAGGATTATAAAGCAAATCCCCTTGCAGATTTCGGAATTTAGCTCCGACCAAATTACCTCCAATCCATGCCGCCACAGTTCCGAGGTCACTGTCAGACAGAAGATTGTTTTCTAACTCCAACACATATCCAGCAGTTCCAAACAGGGATTCCGATTCTTTGTTTTTTACTCTGATACCAGTAATTACAATATCATCACTGGAAAGAGTTGGGCTATTCACGTAATCCTCTAATTTAAGTGGAACCAAGGAGCCGTTTTCGACAGCTCCAAAATTCCACTTAATAAATTGCAAATACCCTCTATTGTCAATCCTGGCGTTTGCTGTCTCCAACATTGCCGCCCAACCGATCAATTGGCGGAATGTCATATTATCTGGGAGCGCTGTGACAATTACATTTCCATGTGCCATAGAGGAAAACCCCATAGGGATATTCAAACTCTCGCAAGCGTCTCTTACCAGCGCCATAATCGGCTGTGGAAGCGTCAGAGCACTATAATATTTAGCATTGGTTTTATACATGTCATCCATCGCCGTAAAGCTCAATATTTCACCGTATTGCTCTGGCGTGGTAATTGTATAGACGCCCTTGTCAATCGTCTCGTATCGGTCTTCTGAGGCGGCTCTGGAAAGGACTATGCTGTTTCCATCAGTATCGAGAATTGGCTCATAAAAATCATCCATCCAGATTGATTCACTAGCTGATTCTGCAACAGAAGTCTGAAGCTTCAAATATGCATGCACTTTAGCTTGATAGAAATTATAATCTTTCCACTGATCCTCTGTGTTATCGAGTTCAAGTCTCATCGTTTTGCAGACTGTAGCGCCGACCGGGAAGCTACTACTCTCCGCACAATCGGAAAAGTCATTGTTGCCGATCATAATCTCGTTTTCAAGTGTCTTTGTTGTTCCGTCAGCAAAGGTGATCTCCACGATTTCAATTACTTGCTCGCCATCCTGCAATTTTTCTTTAAAAGTATTTGATACATTAATCAAGTGGATTCACCCCCTGCATATTAAATGATATTTCGGAATAGTATTCCCCAACTTGTTTTATGTTGTAATTCATTTTTCCCACGTAAAACTTTTCTGAACGCCATTCATTTTTGTGTGCTAACCAGTGATGTAAAATGAACGGCTTTCCTTTAATAATTGCATTTACCAGATTAGTTGATTTCTCATCAACCGGCACATTGGTGGCTTTATAGCTATATTGCATAACTGTAAAAAGCGGAGTTATTAGCGCAACTCCTTTTTGAGTTCGATTACTTCCCTCCGAATAGGTGGTCTCAAAGTTACACTGCATATCCTCATCTGGTTGAGGGATGAGAAGCCCATTTATTTTATATCTATCAGTTATTGATTTACTTATTGAAAATGCCACATTCTCACCCCCCTATGCCAATTCAAACGGATTTGTACCGCTTGCATCACGTCTTAACTTTGCTTCGTCAATCATCTCATCAAATATGGTTCGTCTGTTGAGCTGTGCGGTAAATCTATAGCTTCCGCCAGACTGCTGTCCTCCAGTTTCTTCCCTTACAATCTGCCTTAACAATTCTTCTGGTGCTTCCAGGTTGCGACCATTCTTCTGATCTCCAAGCACTGCAAGGAACTCTGATCTTGGCGGGATAACGGCACCTTTTGCAAGATATGGAATTGTAGGAACTCTTGGGAAATTAGCTGTAAATCCAATTGTCCTCGAACCAAAAGGAGTTGGAACCTTCCACGGTCCAAATGTAAATGCTGATTCAATGCCGCCAATTGCACTGTTTACAGTTCCAATAGCGCTGTTTGCAATTCCGATCACCTTGTTTAATATATCTTTGATGGTATCACGTATACCCTCAAACGCCCTTCTGACCGTATCTCTGGCACTTGTAAATTTATCCACGATTGCATCATGAATAGCACTTACTTTTCCGTCAACAAACGTTTTTATTTTTCCCCATATAGATGACGTTTTTTCTGACACGGAATCCCAAATTCTTGTAATTTTAGACTTTATTCCGTCAAATACTGTCGAAACTGTAGTTTTTATTGCTTCCCATGTATTAGACAGCCATGTTTTTATAACATTCCATACTGTAACAGTAACTGTTTTTATTGCGTTCCAAGAAAGAGAAATGATACTTTTTATTATTGTTAATGCGGTTTTTACTATTCCATTAATAGCTTCCCAGGCTCCAGATATAATATCTTTTATAAGGTTCCATGTACCTCTTGCAGTTTCTTTGATTCCGTTCCATGCTAGTTCCCAATCGCCTGTAAAAACTCCTTTCAGAAAATCAATAACTCCGCTCAGGACATCTAATACATCTCCAATAATTTTAATAACGGATTTTATTGCCTCTATAACAGTGTCGCCAATTACATTTGCAACGTCTGCTATTACTGGAATTGCATTTGATACAATCCAGCTAATTATTGGAACTAAAATATTTTCCCAAAGCTCTTTTAAGATATCTATTAATTTGCCGAGAAAAGTTTGGACTTTTACAAACATTTCTCCCAATTCCCCATCCATAAGCTCTTTTATCTTAGAAGCTAAACCTTGCATAACTGGAAGAATATATGTGTTATATCCATCTATTAAAGTTCCAAAAATGGTTGAAAGTCCATTAGCTATTGAATCAAAAAAAGGTTTTAAATGCTCATCGTATAATGCGGTCACTAAATCGGAAAGATTTTGAATAACTGTCGATAATCCATCGGTTATTGTTTCGATAACCCCAAGTGTTCCTTCGACTGCGCTTTTTAATATATCCTTATTATCAATGAACGGCTGTGCGATCATATTCAGCATATCTCTTCCAAGTCTTGCACATAATCCCATAGCAGTCATTGAGATATTTGAGAATATCCCTATGATATTGGCTGTTATCTGCTGCGCAATTTCTCCACCAAATGCAGAAAATACCTCTGCTAGAGCGGATGAAAAATTTCCTTCAATTTGAGCAACCTCAGATCCAATATCAAACATATCAATTAAATATGTTTTTATTCTACTGGTGTTTTGCTTTAGAAATTTTTCTATTCCTCCAATAAGATTTTGAGCAATTGTTATTCCAATCCTCGAAAAAGATCCAGATACTCTTCCAATGGAATAGGCAAATGTATCTAAAAAATCACTTGCCGCTCCAATTACTTCTGGATCAGTAAATATATTCTGCAAGGATTTCCCGATAGAGTTAATATTTTCCTTAATATCATCAAAAATCGGTTTGTAATCGCCTAGTCCATCCCAGAATCCTTTTGATAGCAATTTGGCTAATTTTTTAAACTTCTTTATTATGGAATCAAGCGGCTTGGACATTTTTTTAATAGTCGTTTCGCCTTCTGCAAGTTTTCCGTAATCCACATTGCTTACTGCACCAGATAATCCTCCAGACGCTCCACCACTCCCGCCAGATGAAGATGGTATGGAAGAGCTACTATCTGTAGAGGTAGCTTTGTGTATTTCGTCCAATGAAGAAAGATAATTTTTTGTTTCTTTATTTGCCTTTTTCGTTGCCTTAGCATTATCGTTTGTGGCATCTGCCAGTTTCTCTGCATTATCGGCTGCCTGTCCATACTGATCTGCCGTATCTGCAACTGTATCTGTTCCGGCAAGCCCTGCGCCGCTTCCACCTGTCTGACCTGATGATTTCTTGCCAGTAATAAGCTCCGTGAATGACTTAAATGCGTTTGCCAGAGTCGCCAGTTTGCCGAGAAGAATATTGATTACTTTCAGAACAGGTGTAAAAATATTAATCAGCCCTTGTCCGACTGTTGCCTTGAGGGACTGCAACTGCAACTGCATCACTCGCACCTGGTTCGCCCAGCTGTCAGAAGTACGAATGAAGTCTCCAGATGCGGCTGATAACTGTTTCTGCACAAAAGCCAATCGGAGAGCAACTTTCTCCTGTTCGGTCATGGCAGATGTGGTTTTGCCATAGCCGTTTGCAAGTGCGTATTGGTCAAGTGCCGACTGGGTCATTACCACGCCGAGGTCCTTGAGCGTTTCTGTTTCGCCCGTAAACACTGATTTTAGCTTGATATAAGCCAAGTCTTGACTGATATTGTAAAATGATGCTACGTCACCAGTAAGCTGTGTCAGAGCCGTTGACATATCATAAGCCTGTGCCTCTGAGAATCCGAATGACTTAGACATTGCTCCGAACGTACCAACATACCTTTTTGCCATTGTCTCTGACAGTCCGGCTGAGACCATTGAATTCTTTGCAAATTCATTGACCTTATCCGACATGGTGGTAAATGTAACATCGACCACATTCTGAACTTCTGCGAGGTCGGAACCAAGGGCAACGCACTCTTTTCCAAACTGTACTAACTTACCAACTGCAAAAGCCCCACCAATCAGTAGACCTATTTTTTTTACAGCACTACCAAGGCTGTTAAATGACTGTTTAATCCTTGATACTCCATTATCAATTCCAGATGTATCAAACTTGGTATCAATAATAATTGAGCCATCAGCAGCCATGTGTCCACCTCCTAACTATTTGAGGTTCAACATCTCATTCAGCTTATCTTTATAAGCTTGCTCCTCATCGCTGAGACGTGTTTTTATATCAATAATGTTCTTGTTCTCTTGATAGAATTTCTTTTCCCATTTATCGAGCTTTTCGCCCTTCGCCTTTTTAGAACGGATCCCAACCACTGTATTAAAAAGGCATTCACCGGATTCCATAAAGTATCCAAAGAACGTCCACCAGTGCATGTATGGAACGGCTCTGATTTCTTTACCAGCAACCTTGTTTACAGCCGGAACGATCATATCTCCGTCTTGTTTCCAGTCCATCAAGCGAGGTTTGGGTTTATTCGGACTATCGTCAACTTGACCACAGTCAATAAACTCGCAAGCTTTCCGACAAGCTTCTACAAGATGTTCTGAGGGTATGCTTTGCCAATCCTCGAACAGAATCTGCAACATAACAACTGCTTTTGCCTGTTCGTCTAACTCTGGATCATTCTGCGCAATGAGAATATCAATGATTGCTCGAAAATCCGTTCTGATAGAAAAATCCACCCCACTTATGTTCAGTGAGGTGGGAAGCTCATAGGCGGTCATTTTTCATATTTCTCCGTATACTTGTTAACTGCTGCCTGCATTTTCTTTTTTCTCTTTTCAATTTCCGGTGCGATTGCTTCTGCGATCTTGTCCAGAACGATATAAGCAAATACCTGGCCATTACCGAATACAGTTGTTGCGGTAATTGGTTCTTTAAACAGGTCTTTTGATGCTTCGTAGCCAAGCAGATAGTTGATCTTATCTTCGAGCTGTTTATTTAACTCTGCCATTTCTTTTCCGGAAGTAACTTTCTGAATAGAATCTTTGAATTGTTCAAAATATTCTGTCAGCTCCTCTGCACGTGCTGCTACATTGATATCGGTCGGATTCAGTTTGAAAGAAGAAAAAACTTCGTCTTTGTTATTTGTGAATGTAAAAATGAGAATTCCATCATCAATTTTGGTGTTAATTATTTTTGCCATTTAGCATGTCCTCCTTGTATATGTGTTTATTCACTGTCGGCTGTGAATGTACCGGAACTGATATCAAATTTTCCTTTTACACGCTCACCAACGTAGTTCACAGTAAACGGAATCTGATAGCCGGATGTATCGCCGCCATAGGAAGTCGGTACAACGTAGCAGTCCTGCTGGTATGCTTCATACTTGCCTTCCGTGGCTTCTGTCCAGAGATGAACTTCAACTGCTTTTGTTTTGAGGTTGTCGTCTTTGAGACGTCCATCTACAATCTTCTGCAATGCTGTAAACAGATCAGAAGTAGTGTCTGCATAGAACGGATCAGCGTCAGAAGAAACTTCATAGCCGTTGTGTTTAAATGTGGATTCTCCAAGAATGTTTTTAGATGTTTCAGTATCTGGATTGAGTTCTACGTTATACTCTTCCAGGTCCTTTCCAAGACGCTCATATTTCGGCGTCAGTCCTCCACAGAGGGAACCTGCGTCAATATAATGAGCCATGTATTTACGGTCAATTTTGCCTGTAACTGCCATAGAAATGTCCTTTCTGCCTATAACTCTTAAAGGCTGTGTAGGTTAGCGACTATCTCCAATTGATAGCCGGTTAGTTGTTATATTTAAGTGGTGTAATCACCATTTTTCCCAGTCATATTCGTATTTTACTGTGATTGGAAGCAACCAGTCCTGTACGCCGTTCTCCTGCGGTTCTAAACCATAGGAGTTGTCACGTGTGATACGTTTTATCACTCGCCCCTGTGAAAGCTCTGGAAACACATTTAAACGCGTCTCAGAGCCATTTATAATAACTGGTTCCCGGCATATCCATTTACCGAGATTGTCAAGGAACTTCTGAACAGATAGTTTCTGCCTTTCTTTGTCAGATGCTGTACGATATACCACGTAAAATGGGTACTGACATACCTGATGCATCGTTCCGCAAACATCTTCTTTTTCTGAATAGATCAGCGCCCCGTTGTCTGCCGAGAACGCAATTCCGGACTCCTTGCCAAGTTCCTCAAACTTGATTGTTTCATTTTCATATAGTCCCGGATACTGGTTCAGAAGTGCTTTCATGGCATCTGTCAGAATCTCGTATCCGGTTGCATCTTTTCCGATAGGTTTATCCGCCATGTCTGCCACCTCCTGCCTGTGCTTTTACTTTGCGAATCCATGTGCTACCGTATTGTCGTTTAGCGGCATCGAACCACTTTGCTTGTGCCTGTGGGTGAATTTGTTTGGTGTATTCAAGATTTTCCTTTGCGGCTGTCTGACCAGAAAACTGACTAACAAGAACTTTCTTTGCTCCACGTCTTGCGTAGGGACTTCCAGTTGCTTCATCAACCATTCCTTTCCCCTCGTACAGAAAACGCCCATAAGGAGCCGCCGCCGCGCATACTTTCCCAGTTCCTTGCAAAGATGTACTCTCAACTCTTGTCCGATTGATAAAATTTCCGGTAATCATTGGCATAAATGGAACCATGCTGTCCATAACCATTCCGTCAAGGAGATACTGGGCTTCTTGATACTGTCTGGAAAACCTGTCCATATTCAGCTTGATTTTCATATCTCCATCGACTATGGAGAATCCTTTGAAATGATGAATCTTACTCATATTACTTACCCAGAATCTCAAAATGTGGAATCAGCGTATACGGACCGCCAACACTGGTAATCTTAAACACGTTATCTCTGTTCTCATTCATGTACTGATAGAATCCATTCCGATAATCGCTATCGGTTACCGTTCCGCCAATCCACTCACCCTCCCAGAAGAATGATTCATCCGAGAATGTAATAGTGTCCTCCAGAGCGTTGTTAATCTGCTGTTTCCACTCTTTAGGTGGCATCCATGGAAGAATCTTGCTGTCTTTATCAGTAATGGTTATATCGCCATTCTGGGCGGTATAGCGTACGTGTAACTGTGCGTTGTCTGTTGCGTCTGGTCCGTACTTCTTAAGGATTGCTCCTTTGTCCGTGATGAGGTCGACGCCGGATAAAACATGAGGATACCAGTACGCATCTCCAGTTGTTTTGCTTTCGTAATAGTTGAAAACTGTTACTGTTTTGCTATACATGATACCCTCTCCTTAATCATTTATTTTTTAGCTTATCCACATCAACCTTGGACGTTCGTTTCCACAATTCCGTAATTTTCTCCCATCCGAACATGGAAATAAACGCCACAATAAACCCAGCCATGATAGCTGCTAAAATCATATACCACAAGATTGTCATGTGGATATACTGCATATATGCTACAAAAGCAGCTACAGTAATTCCGATAGACAGTACAAGCACCAAGGCATCTGTCGGAATTTTCGACAGGAACCCAACATTTTTAATTACCTGTGTAATCACAGATACACAAAACGCCAGAATCCCGATCACTGCCAGAATCAAAGTCATATTTGCGAATAATGCTTCCATTACTCTTTCACCTCCTCATAAGTTTTTTCAAAAATATCCGGCTTGCACGGATAAAGCTCTCCGTTTACACCCTGGATAACATAGTCTCCAACAGAAACATGATGTGTTCCCTCTAATGTTTCGATATACAGCTCACGCGGAGGTAAATCACAAGTTTCTGCGCCGTAATACATAATGCCTTTTTTATAAGGTTCTTGCGCCCAAAATGGAACGTAAAACAAGCCGTTCCGGTCTTTCAGATCACCATCATACTTAAATGCTTCAATGATAACAGGCTTTTTTCTAAACTTCATATTCACACTCCTGCATACAATACTGGTATTCCATCATCTGCCCTCACTCCCATTAACAGCGGTAAAGCTGTTTTAAGGAGCAAATCATTTGTTTTCTGCGTATCTCCAACAGCACTGTATACCGCACTCCACTCCTTCGCACTCGCTCCAATCTGCTGAGGTGTGGCGTAGGAAATGGATTCACTGCCAGATGATACAGATGTTACAATGCCTGTCGTGCTACCACCGGACCCAATTACGGTTGACGTACCGCTCGCAGCGGCATTGGTAGCATTCTTTTCAGCAAGCTCAATCTGATACATTAATTCAGCCAATGAACAGACCGCCTTTTTGATACGCTTCTGAGAGTGTTCGTTTGTTGGCAGCCCGTCCACCAGCCTGTCAAATGTCATTGTGTCCACAAAATCACTAGCTCTTTCTGCCAGTCGTGGAAAGTCGGCTTCTGGCACGACATTGCCGAATGATTCTGTATAGAATTTATAATCTGCATAAGCCATGCCAGTTACCTCCCACGATCATCATTTTGCTGTTACAGTCGCATGTCCGGCACTCAACGCCTTATAGGTACTGTCACACTCAACCACTGTGATCATCTGCCCTGTTGCTGCGGTAATGTCAGCTTCTCCATCCCACGCAGTCCAGTTCTTCACATTCTGGCCATAATCTACAGTAGTCTCAGAAGATGCAACTTTGTACTTATATGCATTTCCTGCGCTTGCTTTTGTCGGAGTAACAGTCACTTTAGTATCTCCGCTCTTACTTCCTGCCGCAGAATTTACAGTCAGAGTTCCAAGTGTCTGAGTTGCATTGATAGTTCCGACAGCAATAGCGTCAATATACTCTGCAAAGAGGGTAAGCCCCATGATCGCAAATGCTTCAGACACTGCTGTGTGGTAGTTGCCCTGCGTATGAAATCCGATCAGATTTGTTTCACCGGATACAGTGTATACAAGACCTGCTCTCGCAAAGTCAGATTCATTCGGGTCAACATAGTAAAGAACGATGTTCTCCACAGGTGTAGCAATAACTGTTCCTCTTGGGATCTCACTGTCGGATAACAGGAAGATTGTGTTAAATCCCAGGAAATCTTTCATATACTGGAAACCGAACTGGTTCTGAATAGTGATATCAGCTGCGCCGATATATTCGTACACATCCAGAATGTTGACAAATCCAACAACGCCAGTCACATTTCTGTGCATCTGCTTAAATTTGTTTTCTACACGGCCCTTGGCCATTGCCAGAGCCATCTGGAAAGTAGTTTCCGTGAATGAGAGAGTACCTGTTTTCAGATAGTTATAAAATCTTTCAGTAACATTGGTCTGAAGCTGGAAAAGGAATTCATCATCAGTCATCTGAACAGCGTTCTCATAACCGTGGTCCTTGATTGCTTCGATAGATACAGCCTTTGCGTACTTTTTAATGGTCATTTCCGCATAGGTCTTTTCTTTTACAGTAAACTTGCTGTAAGGGATTTCCTCACCCTCACCGACAAGTCCACTCTGTAAAGTGCCCTCTGCGTACTTGGACTTGAGTACAGCACCCGGCTGTTTTTTGATAGGTCTCATGATACCCAGAATGTCACGTAAGTGCTGCCAGTTTCTTTCGAATCTGGTTACAAAGTCAATCTCACGTGCTGTGACCTGGATATCATTAGTCATAATAAGATTTGTTTTTGCTGGCATAAAAAAATCCTTTCTACCCATAACTGTTAAGGTATTGGGTTAGCGGCTATACTCTGATGTATAGTCGGTGTAAAAAAAATCACTGGAATAACTGGATATTCTGAGCAATTGCAGCCTGTCTCTCGGACGGGTCTTTGATTGCTTCAATATCTTTTTTAGTCATACTTCCCGGTGTCTGCTGCTGTCCAACATGAGTGGTAAATCTTGCCTGGTTCTGCTGAGCCTGCTGCTGAGATTCGTCTACAAAAGCGGATGCGTCAGACTGTTTCATCTGCTCAATCAGGTCGTTTAATCCAAGGATTTTACCGTCTTTCAGTTTCAATCCTGCTTCTTTAATGTCCGCCATAACAGACTTCTTTGCAGCTTCACTGGAAAACTTAACATCATCGAGCGCCGCTTTGAGTGCGTCTGAGAAATCTCTGTCGTAGATTTTTGCGTTAAACTCTTTTTCTGCATCTGCCGCTTTCTGCTTCCAAGTCTCTAACTCGCTTTTAACATTTGCCGGGTCGATACCGTCAAAACCTTTTAGAGTTTCTTCTGCTGTCTCGGCACGTTCTTTCCAGTCGTCGCGTTCTCCCTCAATTTTCGACAGAATTTTTGCTACTTCTTTGGCATTCTTATAATGTTCAGAGAGTGCTTTCTTCACATCTGCCTGTTTGTCCTCTGGGATCTCGATTCCAAATGATTTTAATGTGTCAATAAGTTTCTGCATATATATCCTCCTGGTCGTGTTTATTGACCTGCCGCCGCAGGTAAATGGATTAAGCCAGTTAGACCACTGGCAAGGTAATGGGAAAGATAGGAATTGAACCTATAATGTTTACCACGAGGGAACGGTTTTACAGACCGCCGCAACACCGCCAATCGTTGCCGCTTTCCCAGAAGACACCTTTTCGGGACTATTTGGATTAAATTCCAGTCCACAGGATAAGGATAAACCTATAATCGGAATGGCAGGATTCGAACCTGCGACGTCAAGAGCTATACGCTCTCCGCTCTTTCCAGCTGAGCTACATTCCATTATGCTTTTCGGTCCGGACACCAGATAGCAGGATAAGCAATAACCTTTTCTCATGAGATAAATTCAGCCAAATCATAGACTGCCTGCAAGCAAACAGCATAATTTTAACCGAATCAAAGCGGAACGCCCGGAATCGAACCGGAGACCAGAGCGCGACTCTGTCAGTTTTCCACTAGCGTACATTCCACATAACCCGGATTCCCGGGTTAGCAAGGTGTTTAACGTGTTATGCTTACCACTATCCGACTTTCACGGAAATGTTGATTCATTTATAAGGAGGTGTTACCAGTCAGTCAAGCTGACTAATGAATATGTCGGAAATTGCACCCGCTTTTCAACCTCCAGATTCCGCTCAAATCTGTTTCTATTAAGGACATATTCACAAAGAAAGGAGGACATGAAACGAAAAAGAAAGCAAAAACTTCTAATCAGCAAGTCCTACAAGGTTCACCATGCCTTGTAAGACTATAGTATCATATTCTTTCAAAAAAGTTGTCCCCACATTTGCAAGAATCAAAGCATACTTCTAAGTTTTTCGACGTATCTTTTAACAAGATCACGTTCTTCTCGACATTCTGCGTCCTTGGATATATCGCTCAATTCCGTGGTAAGCTCATCCATGTGTTCTTCCAGTGCAGCAAGCATTTTTCTTTTGCAGTCTTCAGACTTCCCGGAGCGATAGCTCTGCTTCTGTGTCATGTAGTCATCGTAAGTGTCTCGCCCATCAGAGCGGCTGTAATGCTCTCTGACATAATGTTCACCACGTCTGGCATAAGAATTGCCCCGGTCGTAATCTGGCATCATTCTGCCGTCACTTGAGCTGTATCTCCCCATGCTGTCATGTTTTCTTCCACGCTCGCTGTAATCGTCATTGTATCCGCTACGCATCTCATCAAGGACAGTGTTGTAATACTCCACTTTCTTGTCCCAGTACTGTGTGTTCTTTATATCTTTGTACATATCAATCAGCTTGTATGTCATTTCCAGATTTCCAGTAGTCAACCCACTGTCAGCGATTTTGGACAGTTCGTCTTCAATTCTTGCACATAAGTCTTTAATGTCTCTCATAATCACACCTCCTATGCTTCTCTGGTCACGACAATATTTGCGTTCGCAACAGAAATTGCCTGATCGCTTGTATTCTCTACTGCGATATTAACGCAACATCCGCGAGGTACATCAATATAGATGCCAGAGGACACATTGTTATACTGGTCTACTGCTGCCGGTGTGGAAATCATCTGAGAAGAAAGAACCGGTTCGCCAGAGATTGCAATAGCCAGAGAAATAGCTTCAACAGTACCGCCTGTTGGAATTGCGATATTACCAGAAAAATCCACAAAGAATCTCGCTTTGCACTGATTAGTCAGTCCTCTTAGAGTTATAATTCCACTTCCCTCTCTGTGCTGAATACAGTTAGAACCTTTGACTGCTGTGTTTGAAAATACTACGTTTCCATTTGCTGCTACAGTCTGAGCAGCTACATTTGTAAATTCTGCCATAATTTTTACCCCTTTCATACCACAAAAGGACAGGTCCCGGCCTGCCCTCTGTGTAATACGGCATAAGCCGACATTCGAATCAATCGAAAGATACTCTCGATATGAAGTTATCAGCAATTGCATCCAGTGTTACATCCGCATCCGTAAAATGTGTTCGGATTAGGAACCTGATATGCCGGAACCGGTGCTGGATTAATCGCATTGATAAGCTGCTGTGTCTGTGAAGCCATTGCAGTTGTGAGAAGTGCACTCTGGCGATCCTGAGAAGCAGCGCGTCTGAGATCATTGTTTTCAGCCTGTAAGTTAGAAATCTTTTCATTGCAAAGATAATCGAGAATGGCTCTTGTTCCGGCATTCTGGCTGTCGATAATGTCTCTTGTGTTGCTATTCATCGTATTCTGCAATGCACAGGTGTTCTGTGCCATGTTGTAGTTCACGCCCTGGATAGCTTCCCTGGTTTCACAGCAACAGTTTGCAAGCTGTGCCTGTAATGCGTTTGTATTCTGCATATTCGCTACAGTATCAGCATTGATTGCCTGCTGGATTCCGAAACCAGTCTGCATGATGTTGGTGTTAATTCCGTTAAATCCAGTAAGCATACTGTTATTCATGGCATAGAATCCATCACAGAGACCGTTGTTGATTCCGTCAAGTTTGCTGATTACTGCGGAATTGTCGAATCCTCTCTGAATATCTGCCTGAGTAGCTGCTGTGGCTGCATATCCGCCGCCATTGCCATTATTGCCCCAGCCGTTGTTTCCCCATCCGAAGAAAGCAAAAATGAATAAAACAATAATCCACCAGCTGCCATCTCCACCAAACATGCCGTCATTATTTCTACCGTTTCCAGTAGCAGCAGCAATATCTGCTAAGCTATAATTTCCATCCATAATATAATCTCCTTTTTGTGTATTTACATCAATCTGGCCAGATTGTAATGTACTATCTCATATTCTTCAGCAGGTTTTGAAACTGACCTGCCATCTGCTGGACCTGATTAAGCTGCTGTTGGGAAATCTTTCCAGACTGTAACATCTTTTCAACTTCTGCTTTCGGATTTCCCTTAAAATTCTGCTTAAACTGCATAAACTGCTGTATCATCTGCATTGGTCCGTTTCCCTGTGACATCCCACCGCCAAGTGTGTTAAATAATGGATTACTCATCTGCATTTCCTCCCTTGTTTGCTGATTCCTGCACGGTATTAGCCCTAACAGGTTCAGAAAAAGAATTTAATCGGTTTATGATAGCTTCGTATTTGCCCTTTAAATCGTCGTATTCCTGTCTGGTGACGTATTTACTGTCCATGTTCTGAACAGTCTGTTTAGGCGGCATCTGAGAGCCTACCTCGTTGTATTCAAACGTTCGCAGTGGCTGCGGCATGCCGGATACGTCTGTGGATTTTATATAAAATTTCTCTGATTCTGAATCCATCAGTAAAACACTTGTCCCGGGTGCTACCAGATAGGATTTTGCGCCGACTTCGCCGGATACCCACAGGATACCATTATTGTTCTGCTGCTGTTGTACTGGTTGAGCTGGCATCTGGACAGGCTGTTGCTGGAACTGGTTCATCTGCCCAGGAACGCCAAAGCTATATTGATAAGGATTGTTATATAATGCCATCTTATACACCGCCTTTCTGATTATATTTTTGCATAAAAAAAGAACCGGAAACAGGTCGTTTCTGGCTCTAATTAGTATCCAAAAAGTATCAGCACACTTTGATTATTTTATTATTTACCCTCCGGCTTAACCGCTTTGCTGTTGATATACTCACGTTCATCTGTTCAGCGCAGTATTCAAGAGTGCGCTCCTGGCATCTCAACCGGAACAGTCTTTCTTCGTCTGGTGTGAAATTACACTCTATCAAGAACCTGTCTATATCTTTTTTCGTGAACACATATAATTTCATGAGCATACCCCTTACTAATGCTAACGCTGATTCTGCGCAAGATACTCCGTGAGCTTCTGTTTTGTTTTTTTTAATTCCTCAACATTATTCCCACTGATCTGACTATCCAACATGGTTGATAGTACTTCCAGAATCAATGAATCACGCTCCGCGATCCTCTGAAGACTCTCGTAATCTCGCTTATCATGTTCTTCCAGTGTCTCTACTCGCTTATTAAGTCGGAATGCTGGTGTAATCCATTTAAAGATTACAGCCGCTGCCCCTCCAACAATAGACACTCCTCCGCAGATAGAGAGAAAAATCTGTATGAATTCTGATATGTTCATTTAGCTACTCCTTTTCCCAGTAATATACCGGGATCTCATTACCGCTATTCCATGTATCGAAATATTTGCCATTCTGTACCGTTACCGCATGACCATCTATGCAGAGGATGTATGTGCCTGTCGGATGGTCTGTACAAAAGTCATTGACTGTATAGATATATCGTTCTGACTGTTCTATCAGTTTGCGCCGGTATCCACGTTTATAGAGATACGCTCCCCAGACATAATTTGCACTTGGCATATCTGACAGAGAACACGCTTGCACCATTAGCCCGGCAAACACCGTTTCCCAGTCCTGCCCGGTTGCTTTGCATATTGCCCGGACAACGCAATCTCCTGTTCTCTTATCCTTAACAGGATTCGGATTGAAATATTCCCATCTATCCATCAGTCAATCCCCTTTGCTGTCTTATATCGTCTTGCCGCTCCTCTGGCTTTAGCGGCGTTCTGGCGGTTCCACTTAGCGATCATAAGTCGGTCTTGTAGTTCCCTCAGGCCATTCCGTTTGCAATAATCTTTATATGCAGCATTTTGTTTCTGTAAAAGATAAGACTTCCGGTCAAGGTCTTGCTGTAATGCGAATTTTGCCTTTTCATTCGGTGCATTGTCGACTCCTGCCTGCAGCCCAAGAACCTCTCTCTTCGTTTTGCGGATTCTCCGCTCATAAGTACGCTGTCGCTGTTCCTTTTCGTACTGTTTACCTTTGTCAGCTTTATCCTGTGTCGATAGTTCTGCATAAGGGTTAAATTCTCCGTCACTGGCTCCGAAGCTATGCCGACAGTTGACCCCTGACAGTCCGCTTGCTGTCCCGTATCCGGTCAATGAGAATGGCGGAAATTTCTTACTCTTGCCAGAACGAGAGTATATCTTTCCTTGCCACCATGAGTGGTTTCCCGGATTCTGACCGCCGTCACCCGTTCTGGCTCCAATGTGAGCACTAACCAGAACTAAATCCCAGTCCATTTCTTCCATGCGCTTCAGGGATATATCCCCCGTAGCCTGTGCCACACCAGTTCTGACAGAACGTGCAACCGCTGTTTCAATCGTGTCTTTTCTACCAGATGGATATGTGACGGTAACACCATCACTCACAACGTTGTTAACTGCCTCTTTAATGGCTTGCGTATACCCAACTGCACCAGTCATCACATGGTTATATGCAAGGTCGCATTGTTCGATATATAGCCTCTGAGCGGCACTTGCGGTTGTCCGTGTGAAGTTCTTCCACTCGCCCATGGTCGCAAGCATATTTCGTTCCATGAGTCTTATCATTGTTGGTGACTGTTCAAGCGGCACAGGACTTAATCCTGCCGCCTTATATACCTTATCATCATACTCCATTGCAGTGATTCCGGCATCTTCAAACGCTTCAAGAAGCTCTTGTTGCTCACGTTTGGTGTATCTGGATAGTTCTGCCAGAATGTCTTCTAACAGTTCACCGGATTCCTGTAACGTTCTGATTCTCCACGCATCAGCATTGGTCAGAATATAGTCCTCGCCCCTGCCGATTCTTGCCATCATCCGTGATACGATCTCAGAGATGATATACTGGTGCAATTCTTCAGCAATTTGTTCACTGCCCTCTGTAATTTGTCGTAAATATTCAGGACTAAGTATAATATATCACCTCTTTCGATAAATGTTGTGGTACATGTTTTAAAAATATGCTACAATCAACCTATTAAGGAGGTGTCGCAAAATGTTTTTAAAACTGAAAATTTATTGCACTTGTAATTGCAACTATTACGTAAACGAGCAAATTAACACGGAAAAGGTAATTTGCCCAAACTGTGGTAAAGAACATCCGTCTTCATCACAAATTATATCTATGCTTCACATGGCTAAGTGCATTGATGATGGCAATGTCCCTGGCGTAAATACAGTAAGGACATTTGCTGTATCCAAGCGAGAAGATTCTGGCTGTTAATAATGTTATTGCAAAGTGGAGAGGAGTTTTAATCCTCTCCGCTTTTTTTACTTAATTCACTAAAACTCTCTTGTAATTGGCTTTGGAATTTCGCCTGTCAGATATGCGAGGTATTTTTTTCCCTTGTTACCGGCTTGTCTGCCATCTTTTTACTCCTCTCCGAATAGTGTTGGTTCCTTTGGCTCGGCTTCTTTGACCATTGCTTTCGCTTCTTCCTCAGTCATTCCTTCAAATTTTACAAAATACAGCCATGCCGGAACCTTACCAGTGATCACATACTGCCACCATCTTGCACGGTCGTTTTCACGCACATACAGAATGTCTCCGAAATCATAATTGACTTCATAAGCCCCAACAGGTGCAAGCCCGTACAGGTCAGCATAAACGTTCAATGCGTAAATAACTTCATCCAAGCAAGACTCCAACTTATCCCTTACATCCTTGATGAACTGCACTGTTCTCTGCTGTTCCGCTTCTACTCCTGTAGCTGTCTGAATGCCGCTAGATTCGTTAAAAACAAAGTATCCGTTAGAGAATCCAATCTTGTACCCCAGCTGGCTTAAAAGTGCATTTATGCCGCTTATTCGGGTATCCGTGTTGAGAATCGGATTGATTTCTTGATAGAACTCTTTTTCGTCCTGTCCGAATACATTTTTTACATAATCCGGCAAGCTCATTTCTGAACATCTATGTTCCATTGCCTGTGGTGTCATAGTGGAGACAGGTGAACCACTCGGCATCAACAATCTGTCATCTGCTAGAACAGTCCGCTTAGAATCAAGGATTTCTTTTGCATTTCGGCTGTATGCAATGTCCAGGTCTTTTAATTCTTCGATAGCTTCGGCAAATATCGGAAGTCCCAGTGGCGTGCTAATATCCACATTGTTAGCCTGCGGTGTCCGCAGTACTCCGTACAATGGTCCGTCCAGTTTCTCACCGTTTGCTTTGAGAATCGGCGGTGTATCTGCCATGAGGTCAGCCCATTTAGTCTGTTTAAGGTCAATCTTATCACCGATGCTCTGAGGTGATTTTGATACATAGGCTCTATTAGAAACGTAGTACGGATAGGTTGTCACTCCGTCCACGGTGGTCTCGACAAATCTATGATATTCGAGCCTTGTGTAGTATTTCCGTCCAACAGTGTAAGAATCCTTGAATATAATCCCTTTGATTTCCTGATTATCATAATCCACAATCATCACGTCTGCCGGAGTAAATACGTCAAGGCTTTCGCCGTTTGGCTTAATGAATACCGTTCCATAAGCGCATCCATATTCTACCCAGTGCCGGATCTGGAAATACACTTTATCAATCTGTTCCTGAAGCCATGCTGCTCTTGCGGAACCGCCTATCTGAATGCCGATCGCCAGTGTTGCGAGCCGAGCTGTTTCTGAGCAGACGGATTTAGCAAAATTAATCGTCTTGATGTTATTTTTATCATCTAACCAGTATGGAACGCCTCGATATATGTTTGCACATTTATTAATCAGTGATTCCATTTCTGGAAATTCTGCCGCCTGGATATTAAAGTCCTCTTCGGCTTGCTTTTTGAATATCATGTTAAACCACCTTTTTAGTGTTGTTATAAGTCCCATTTAATCTACCTTTTAAAATCCATCCATCTTACAGAAGTATCTCGCACAATAATGTCTTCATATTCTACAACTTTTAAGATTTCGTCAATGTCAGATGATCCATATATTTTTAAACCGATGCTTAAGAATTTATTTATTTTATCTGAAAAGTACCTATCTAACATTTTATGCACTGCACCCCCTTCTTCTCCACATCTCTTCAGTGGCGTATCTGCAAGCATCTATAAAGTGATTATCTTTGTCGGGATAACCGCTTATAATGTTTCCGTCCTTGTCTCTCTCGTATTCGTACTTCTTGAACTCTTTTAAGGCTTTTGGTGTTCTAGCAGGGTCAAACACTAATTTTCTTTTTTGCAACCACTTCATTGAGTATTCAATGCTGCCAGGTCCTTTGATTGCCCCTCTTGCTGGAAGTCCTGCATCCCTGTAATCATTTACAGATTTATTCTCAGCACTGTCACAAGTAATCACATAGTCATCATAACCACGCTTCTTGATTTCGGCAGCAGTCCAGTCATTTGACTTTTTGTTTTCGCCAATTTCATCAAGAAAATAAATTGTCTCTCTCGCATGATCATAATAGATCCGCGCAAATGCATAAGGATCTGGGAACCATCCCCAGTCAACACCCTGATAGATTCTATCAAAGTGGCTGATTTCTTCGTCTGTAATAGTCCGCTCTTCGATATATTCAAAAATATTTCCGCCATTTCCGTTGGCGTGTCCTAAATATTCGTTGTCATAAGCATCCGGATTTACTTCTTTTAGATGTTCAGCATCTGCAAGGAATATATCTCCGAGCCATTCTTGTTCAATGCCAAGATCAAGGTATGTGCTATGCACAACCAGCGTGCTATCATCTTTTTCTTCTGCTTCTGCCGTATATTCATTCGCCCAGTTATTCTTGCTTCTCGGTGGGTTGAATGATTTAAACTTGTACGCTTCGTTACCACCACGAATCGCAGACTGCTGAATATTTCGTATTTCTTCCGGACCGGCAAATTGATCCAACTCCTCAAACCAGACTATTCCGATATATCCAAACTCTGGCTTGATGGACTTAATCTTTAATGGATCATCAGCACCGCGGAAGTATATCTTCTGACCGGTCGGCTTATATGTGATTTCCATAGGAGACACCTTGCACATAAATTCCTCATTTAGATCCAATTTATCAATAGCCCATTTCATCTGAGCGTAAACAGAATCTTTTATTGTGTTCCCGACTTTTCGAAGAATCAAGGCGTGCATATTTGGATTATTCTTCAGCAGTTCCGGTATGATCAGAGATATAGTTGAGGACTTCATGGATCCACGCCCACCAGGGAGAATATACTCTGTATGCTTCTTTGCTCGAATATCCCTAATCATTTTATGAAATACGTCCGGGACAATATTCAGATCAATATGGTATTCACCTTGCAATCTGGCTTTTTCTTCTGCCTTCTGCTGTTCTTCTCTGGCTTCTTTTATAGCAAGCGTTTTCTCCAGATCATTCATAGATTTCAGCTGATCGGAGAAGTCCGGGGCGAACCCGAATGAATCAGTCAGCTCACCTCTTGCAATCATGGAGCGGCGTTGCTGAATTTCTGCCAGAGACATGATGTCAGTGCCTTTTTGCTTTTCGATGAGAGACTGCTTTTTAGCTATATACTCAGAAATGTTAAGTTTTGTTAAGTTCTGATTTCCTATCACTCTTGCGTTTTTCTCAGCATATCCAGCCTTTATTGCGGCATCAGATGCATTTCCGCCATTCTTTATATATTCATCTGCAAACGCTTTCTGTTTAGGCGTTAAATCCATCTAATCACCTCTATCTATCCTCATTTTCTGACCGCCTCCCATATTTCTTTTAAACACATGACTACATCATACTGGGATGCAGTTCGTAATATTTCATAATCGCAATCCTTCCATTTGCCCCTTTTTGTGAGGTGAAGTGTAGGTGTTGATATGATCGTTACTGTTATCAACCGTTCCTGCTCATGACTATAGAATTGCGATGTTCCAATTTTTATGATTAATCCGGTGGACAATATAGCTTTTTGAAGTTTTCTCGTAACTGCTTTTAAGTTCGCCACATTATCACCTCGCAAAAAAAACTGCCACATACGGTACATAGTTGTAGATATATACTATATTACCATACATGGCAGAAAAATTTGTCCCCACATTTTAATATTAATTGTAGTATTATATTTCTCTTAGTTTTCTTAGAGTATCGTAAAACATAGCCATTGCCTTGCGCTTGTATGCATAGAAATCATCTCGCTTTGCCGGTATGTACTTTGTCTTCATAATACGATCATAAGATTTGTTTGTTACAATAGATTCGTACACCAAAAGTTCAATCCCCGGCGGACAAGAACTTATGCAGCAGTGTAAAATATCGTGTCTCTGCTCTGGTGTAGCTTTCTGACATATATCCTTTAAACGGTTAATGTCTTCTGGATATACGCCAAAATCAACAAGTGACTTTTGCCTGGTCCGCATATCATCACTCCTTTTTATTTCTATTTACGCTTGCCACCAAAATGTGCAGCCAAGAAAATAGCGCCAAATGATCCGAATATTATTCCGAATGTAAATGCTATTAAACTATCAATCATAGATACGTCACTCCTTTAAACCACATAAGTATGTTGTTTTGGTGCTGCTTTTCCACGTTCTTTCCCCTTATTAAATGGCTTTACAAATACTTTCTTACCGCTTTTGTACGTTCTGTAATGTCCTCTTACGCTCCAACATGGGCAGCTGATTTGACTATGTTTTACGGATTTTTGATATAGATTATTCTCTACAACATATTCAATCAAATCATCAAGAAGAAAAATTTTATTATCTTTTTTTGACAAATGATTTTTCCCCCTGCTATTGACTTTTCTGCTTCTATCTACTTTTCTTATAGCTTTTTCCCTTGATTCAATCTTTTCCATTATGGTTATCAATGCTCGTATTATGAGTGTACAATAGTCGTGGTCATTTTTTTCGTATCTCCGATATACTTCATCCTCGACATCCGTAACTTGTCCCACCATTATCTGCATACCATATTTTTCTGAAAATTGAATATAATACGACACTTCCGGAAATTTATCTTCTTTTTCTGGTATAGGCTCTGGAACTACTACCATTCCTTCATCAAGCAATAACTCTCGACTGTAAAGTTGTATAAGTGCCTCATGTACTTTATCTCCATCAATCAATCTAAGAGTAAAATCAGAAAAAATAAATTTACATTTCAAAATATCACCAAGCTCTTTAAGTGGTTTCAAATCTTTTATTTCACAAACAATAGTAGGAAAGAAATAATCATCCATTCTTCATCTCCTCCAATTCCACTTATACGATATTTTTCTCATCCAATGCTGCTTTTTCAACAGCTTTCAGATAATCAATTTGCCGCTGAATGTAAGGATCGGTTTCTTTCCCGCCGGATGCAAGCCAATCAGAGATTCTACTTTTTACATCCTGTAAAACCGATATAGGAATCAGTCTAGTATTAATGGTATTCAGTACTTTAATCATTAGCTTTCATCTCCTCCAGTTTTTTCTCAGCTTCTTCACGGGTGAGGAATAATGTTTTACCGATTTTATTTATGTCCGACAACTCAAATACACACTTGTCGATTACACATGGCGTCTTATTTGGAATGCCTAAAATGTAATAGACTTCTGTTCCTACTTTACACGGCAACCTCACAAGCAAGCCCTGTTCTTCTAAGTCTTCATAAGTGGCAAGCTTTTTAATCATATTCTCTACTGTTTTGCAATTTCCTGCGCCCTGTGAGCAGCTATCGCAATATTCACCACACTCAAGCTCTCGTTTTTCGTTATATGTGATACTACCATCTTCCCATTTTGTTAATCTCTCCATCTACTTCACCTCTTCCATCTGACTTTCTACGGTATCTGCAAGTAACTTCAACGATTCAATGAATGTATCCGTCAATGCTGTTCTGTCTGGATATTTAGTGAATACTCTGACAAGTTTTATTGCATCCTTGAGTTTTTCTTCATCTTCGACGATTTCGGATGCTTCATACAATGTCTTTTCGACATTTTTGTAAGTAACGATCTTACCGTCGTAAAAATTCAATATGTTTGGAAATGGAATTTCGATAGGGTTTAAATGGTTTCCTCTCTCCCATGTGAATCCCTGAAACTTTGCTATTTTCAGAATACTCAAATATTCTTCCTGTGTCTTTACAAACACGCTTTTTCCTGTTAAATTAATCATCAGAATTTCCTCCTGTAATCTCATCAATACACTGATTCCAGCCCTCCACAAAGCCAGCATCAGACGTATTGGCTGGATAATCTCCATTGTCTTTCTCGGGCAAGTCCATAAGTGGACACCAATCAGGTCTTGATTTGCTTTCACAATCATAATGTTCTTCTGTCATCAGAATTACATCATAATCTAAACAGTCAGCTAATTCACAATGTCCATCACATTCAAGATTTCCACAATA